AAACAAATAGCACAGCGAGCAAGTACGACATGTTTACAGCCGCGGTAAAGGCTGCACTGCATGTTGAGTGCGTGAAAGAGTTCCGTTTTCATCCAATACGCAAATGGCGGTACGATTACGCGATACCCGAATACAAGGTAGCGCTGGAAGTAGAAGGTGGCGTGTGGACAGAGGGGCGGCATACAAGACCCCGGGGATTCCTCGGTGACATCGAGAAATACAATTCGGGTACTGTCATGGGATGGATGATACTTCGAACAACACCCGACCGATTACTTACTAAGGGGACGATTGATATGTTGCAGTTAGCAATTCGCTTTAAATTGCTTGCAGGAAAGGAAAATAATTCGTAACTTTGCATAGAATGTTTTTTGTCAATTCTATTTTAAATTTATTAGGTTAGACATCTGAGGTTGGCAGCAGTGATGCACCCAACCTTTTAAAGAAGATTGCTTTTGGTTCATTCATAAATAATTAAATGTTGAGTGCCGTTGTCCGCGAGAATGGCGGCATTTTTTGCGCCTGTATGACATTTAAACCGCATTTTATTTGGAATATCAAAGTAATTTCATTACTTTTGCCACAAAATTATAGATATATGGATAAAATTCAACTAACGAATAGCGTTACAATACCTCTATCAAAGATAGAGCCAAACTCGGGACAGATTGCGGGCGTGCCGAAGAACCCACGATTCATTAAAGATGAGAAGTTCTGTAAGCTGGTTAAGAGCATCGAGAATGACCCGGAGTTCATGGCTTACCGTGAACTCCTGGTCTATGCGGTAGGCGAAAAGTATGTAATTATCGGTGGAGAGATGCGGTACCGCGCAATGAAGGAGTTGAAATATACAGAAGCTCCTTGCAAGGTGATTGCCCCCGAAACTACACCCGAACAGTTAAAAGCTTACATTTTGAAAGATAACAGCGGATACGGGCAGTGGGATTATGACATACTTGCAAACGAGTACAATATCGAGTTACTGGAAGAGTGTGATATTGAATTGTTGGATAATAGCGATTTTGATATAGATTCTTTCTTTGATGGAGATGCAGATAGTGACTCCGCTAAGAATGACTACACGAAATTAACCGTAATGATTCCCGTAGACCTTTCCGAGAAGGAGAGCGAGATAAAGGAGTTGCTTAAAGCAACAATGTTACAATATAATGGAGTTATTGTGAAATGAATAAGTGTATAAGGAGGACGAAAAAGCACGTTTGGAACTGTATAATTTAATAAGAAATGAACGATGAAAACTTAATTCCGTTAAATCAGCGCAGCAAAGAAGAAGCAAAGGAGATTCAGCGTATGGGTGGCAAGGCGCGAGGGAACCAGCTAACAGAAGAGAAAAAGGCTCGTAAAATCGTTAAGGCGTGGCTCAATAAAGGCGTGAAAAAAGAGGATGGATCGGAGACTACACAGCGAGAGGTCTTAATTCATAAACTTTGCTACGAGGCGTATAAGGATGTAGATTTGAAGAAGATTGACTATATCTTACGGTTGGCTGGCGAGGCTCCCGAAGACAAGGTGTCGGTAAGCGCGGAAGAAGGAACGAACATTACACTCAATATTGATGGGCGCACAGCTCAATCATTAAGCGATATAATGAAGAAAAGTGATAATAAATAGTACTAAGGTATTTTCGGAAAGTTGCATCGCAATGGAGCAAGGTTATAGAATAATTGCAAACAAAGGCGGAACGCGTAGTGGCAAGACATATAGTGTTATGTGTTTTTTCGTCACTTTGTGCAGTGTTTTAGGCATGGCGTGCGAAATAGATGTTGTAAGCGAAAGTGTGCCGCACCTTAAGCGTGGTGCATTGAAGGACTTGCAAGACATTATTGAAGACCTTGTACGCGGACGAGATTATACAGAGAATAAGACCGACCGTGTGTATACATTTCCGAAAGGCGGTACAATACGTTTCTTTTCAGCGGATGACTGGGGAAAGGTAAAAGGTCCGGGGCGTGATATTCTGTTTATCAACGAATGCAACCATCTAGAGTACGAGATATTCCGACAGCTATCCGTGCGTACAAGGAAATGCATCTTTCTTGACTGGAATCCTGATGCAGAGTTTTGGTTCGAGTTGAAAGGTATAGAGGCGCGGAAAGATACGAAGGTTATCCACTCAACGTACAAGGACAACCCGTTTTTAGAGCAGCAGCAAATACAAGCTATCGAGGCAAACAAGGACGATGAGAATTGGTGGCGCGTGTATGGATTGGGGCTCACGGGCAAGTTAGAAGGACTGATATATAAGCGTTGGGATATTGTAGAGGCGATACCCGAGGACGCTAAGCCGATAGCAAGAGGGTTGGACTTCGGATTTGTGAACGACCCTACGGCAATAGTGGATGTATATATATTGGGCGGTGAGTTGTACATGAAGGAACAGTGCTACGAGCGAGGACTGACAAACATTATGATAGCGGATAAGTTGCGCGGACTCCCCATTATGCCAACGATAGCCGATAGCGCGGAGCAGAAATCTATTGTAGAGATACACAATGCAGGCATACGGCAGATAGAGGGCGCGAACAAGGGCGCGGACTCTATCAAGAACGGTATCGACATCCTGCAGCGATACGTGATGCACTTCACCGCGGACAGCCTCAACCTAATAGCCGAGGCGCGGCATTACATGTGGGCAGAGGACAAGATAAGCGGCATTAAGCTCAACGTACCGATAGATAAGTGGAATCACTTGATGGATGCGGTGCGATACGTAGCGCTCAATCGGTTAGCAGAGCAACGCAAGGCGGTTAGACGCACTACATTTGGTAAGCAACGATAAACAAACAAAAGATATGAAGGTTGAACGATTTTTACATGTAAAAGATATTATCGACAAGGAATCCAAGCAAGCACTGGCGAGCGCGGAAAAGCCTACAATGGTAAGCCGAGCATTTGTGCCGATGAGCCTTGACTTAATCACATTCGGGCAGTATTTGGATTTGAAACGCCTAAAAACAGACGAGGACGTTTTATTTGTGCCGGCACAAGTGCTTTTAGGGCTGACGATAAAACAAGTAATGCGCGAAGACATCCGTGTGGTATACGGATTCAGTAAGTGGGTATGCGAAGAGGTATCACGTATCAATGATATGTTTGCGCGGTGTAATCAAACACCGACCGCGGAAGAGCGTGCGGCAGGAGTGGAACGGTTGCAGTTCGGTGACTTCGGCATGATAGATTGGTACGCACAGCGTATGGGTATTCAAGACCACGACGAAGTGTTAAAGGTATCATGGCGCAGAGTCTACCAGGTGATGAAGAACGATAGCGAGGTATCTGCGTATCGTAAGCGCCTCGAACAAGAGTATAGTAAGAAGAACAAATAAGCGTATGACACACGAAGAGTTGAAACAGAAGGAGCGCGAACTTATGACAGCGACCGCCAAGAGATTAGGGATGCGATACATTATGGACGATTGGGCACGTGCAAACCTTAGAGCGGACGGAATATCAAGCGAGCATGAGCGAGTGAACGACATCCTGGTTGATGTGTTGCAGGTGTCGGGTACGATGATAGCCAACAATAACGCATTCCGAGATAGCGAGAATAGAATGTTTGCATTCTTGACACCCTGCAACCTTGACTTCGAGGGCGAGGGCATACAACCGCAAATTAATCGCATGAAGGAACGCGCCAAGCAGTTTGTTGCAGCCGTGAACGAAAGCGGACTCTACAACTGGGTGGATGGCAATCTACCTTACCGCGTGGTGTACGACAAGTTGGACGAGAATATGGTGGGCATCACCATGGAGATAGCCTTGACACCGCAGGAGGGTGAGTGCTATGGCTGATTACAACGCAACGCAAACCTACTTCGCGCAGGAGATAATCATTCGCGAGGAGCTGGAGTCGCTGAAAGAACGTATCATTGCCAACCATACGGACGCAGGGCAGGTTGCAAGCGGAAGAACGCGGGATAGCCTGCGCGTTGAGGCTGACAAGTCGGGGGGCGCACTGATAGGGCGATCGCCTTTCGGAACACTGGAAACTGGACGCAAGGGCGGCAAGGTGCCGTATAACTTCGTAGACATAATCGCTCAGTGGATAGTCGATAAGGGCATATCGTACCGGGCCATGCCGTATGTAAGACAAGCAAGCGCACGATGGCAACCGAAATACAGCGACCCCGATACGAGAGGGCGTATGACGTTGGCAGGAGCCATCGCGCACAAGATAAAGACCGAAGGTACGCTATTATACCGCGAGGGAGGACGTGCCGACATCTACTCTAACGAGATACCGACAACGTTACGGAACTTGAAAGATAGGCTATCCGTGATGTTGTGGAACGGAATACAGACGATACACCTAAACGATAAACAAACATTGGAAGGATAAGAGATATGGACAAAGTATATGCATTCGACAAGATAATGAGCCCGCAGATGAATGCAGGCACATTCAAGGTATATAGTTCGGACACCACAGCGCTTGAAGGAAGAGTGCAGAGCAACCTTGTAAGCGTTGATATCAGTAAGTACGTGCAAGCGTTGTTCAAGTACACCGACCTGCAGCCGCAAGAGGGTGCGTACATACACAAGGTGGTAACGCTGCAAGACTCCGACAACGATATAACGCAATGGGATGTATATTGGGGCAAGAGTACTCCGTTCACAGCCGATATTGAGGCGTTGAATGATGCAGGTGTAGCGGACACAGCCGAATGCACTGCGAGCGGTGCTATTACCCTTATGTGGGTAGACATTACGGGCAAGTGGCAAACATGGACATTCCTTAACGGTGACGATGCAGACGAGAGCGAGGCGAGCGAAACGGACGTAGAGAACTACATCGCTGCAACCGAAATGGTGCGTACTATATCGCAAGGAAAGAGCATTACAATGAGCCGCAAGATATGCGCACCGCTGCAAACCCAAAACCAACGTATGTTATTGCGCACATTGGCGTGGTCACCCTTGGTGGTATGGGCGAAAGATGATGAGTACATCCCTATCCAAGTGAAGTCTACAAGCGACATCGG